ATAACTATGTGCTTAAAAATTGGAGAGATCTAACTTATCTTCAAGCAATTAAGATTCTACCTGAGGTGATTGAAATTACCAAGCAACTTGGAGCAGAACACATTGCAGCAGAGGTTGATCAAATAGTTAACGGAGACAGTAGTGAAGAAAATTAATTATAAGTTTAATGAAGGTCCTCTTATTGAGGAGTTCAAAAAGTACATAGACTCTACCTACGAGGGACATTACTGCCAAGGAGGATTCCAATCCTCTGAGGTAATTGTAGATCGTGGCCACGGTCTTGGTTTTTTCCTAGGCAATGTTGATAAGTACAATGCTCGGTATGGAAAGAAAGGTGGACCTAGCGACCACCGCAAAGACTTAATGAAAGTATTGCACTATGCTTTACTTGCGTTAAATGAACATGACAGGTTGTGCAAATAACTATGTACAAATTGTCTAAAGTATGGTATAATATACCTGTATTACAAAATGGAGAAATGCAATGCAATTAAGTGAAGACACTCTATCTATTCTTTCTAACTTTGCTTCGATCAATCCGAACATTGTTTTAAAACCTGGACAAGAGTTAAAGACCATATCCGAGGCTAAGAATATTCTTGCCACAGCTTCGGTTGTAGAAGATTTTCCACAAGATATCGGCATATATGATTTGAACGAGTTCTTATCAGTGCTTGGTCTAGTGGAAAACCCTACGTTAGGTTTTGATGACAAAGCTGTAGCAGTCAATGGCACTGGTGCTAATGTAAAATACTACTCAGCTGAACCATCAATCCTAACAACCCCTGAACGAGATATCACAATGCCAAACGCCGAGGTTACTGTTGAGCTAACCGCAGAGAAGTTACAAAAGGCTAAAAAGGCAGCTGCTGTTCTCGGCCACCTTGATCTTGCTTTTGTTGGCGACGCTAACGGAGTATCTATCAAGGTATTTGATCCAAAGGATGCCAGTGCTAATACATTCGAATTATCCCTTGGTGCGAATCCTTCAGGGCAAACGTTTAGTTTTATCATGAACATTTCTAATTTGAAACTTCTTGATGGCGACTATGACGTTAACATTTCATCAAAGCTAATCTCTAAGTGGGTTAATAAGTCAAAACCAGTGACCTATTACATCGCTTTAGAGAAAACTTCAACCTTTGGTGTATAAATACTATTTCAAACAATAAGCTTATTTTAACGGAGAAAAAGCATGACAGAAGAAGTAACTAACGAACAGGCGACTGATGCAGTGCCAGTTCAACTTGGACTCAATGATATCGCAGCATTTGCTAATATCATTGACATTTGCTCGAAACGCGGTGCCTTTGAGGGCGGCGAACTAGAGTCAGTTGGAGCTTTGCGTAATCGCGTTGTAGCATTCCTACAATCGGTTGCACCAGCAGAAGAAGCTGCAGAAGCCCCAGCAGAAGGTGAAGATCCATCAGTTGACGAAGCTGCTGACGCCTAACGAAACACGGGGGTGTAAAAACCCCCACATTTTTATTATGAAGGATATATTATGCAAGCAACTGAACTCAAGGCTCTCATCTCAGCCTTACAAAATGGGATAGTAAACGTAACATTCAAAAAGATTGACACCGAAGAAATTCGTGTTATGGAATCCACCTTAAAATCAAGCATCCTAGAAGAAAATGGTATTACTGCCACTGTCGACAATGTGTCACCTGAATCAGACCATGTTGCCGTATGGTGTCTAGACAAAGACGCATGGAGATCATTCCGTGTTAATACTGTAATCAACTGGGAGGTTGTGTAGTGGAAGAATATTTGTGGGTTGAGAAGTATCGACCAAAAAGCGTAGATGACGCCATTCTACCTAAGCATCTCAAGAAGACATTTAAAGAGATTCTAAAAACTGGCGAAATACCAAATTTACTTTTTACTGGCACAGCAGGTGTTGGTAAAACTACTGTTGCTAAAGCATTGTGTAACGAGTTGCAATTAGATTATCTACTCGTGAATGGATCGGAAGAGGGTAACATTGATACTCTTCGCAATAAGATCAAGCACTTCGCATCAACAGTATCTTTGCAGGGTGGCTACAAAGTTGTAATCCTAGACGAGGCCGACTATCTAAATCCACAGTCGACTCAACCTGCATTACGTGGATTCATTGAAGAGTTTAGTAACAACTGTCGATTTATTATGACATGCAACTTCAAGAATCGCATTATTGAACCTCTACATTCTCGATGTTCTGTGGTAGAGTTCAATATCGCTAAGAAGGATATGCCAGATCTATGTGGCTCGTTTATGAAACGTGTAGGAACAATCCTGGATAGCGAAAACGTAGCATATGATCAGCCTGCTATCGCAGAGTTGATCATGAAGCACATGCCAGATTGGCGACGAGTACTTAATGAATTGCAACGATACTCCGTCTCTGGTAAGATTGACACAGGCATCCTAGTATCGCTATCCGAAGTTTCCATTGGTAATCTTATGAGTGCGATGAAGGATAAAAACTTTAAAAAGATGCGACAATGGGTAACCGATAATATCGACCAAGAACCTGCTGCACTGTTCAGAAAAGTCTATGACAATATGGCAGAATACGTCGAACCACAATCAATACCTCAGTTGGTTTTGATCCTTGCGGATTATCAATATAAGAACAGCTTCGTTGCTGATCATGAACTCAATATGGTTGCATGCTGTACTGAAATAATGGCAGGAGTACAATTCAAATGATGATGAAAGATTACGAAAAAACTGTAAACGAGATGAATAAGCAACTATACACAGCGTATGGTAAAATCGTAGAGTTGCAAGAACGCATCGATGAACTAAAACAAACTAATACTAAACTTTGTCAAGAAGTACGTGATTACCAAAAGCGAGAAGAATCAAATGTTTAAGAAAATAGTCGATATGTATAGAATGATAATGGATTTGCGATATAACCCATTGAGGTTTATTCCAGACACCGTAATGCAAGGATATCTACTAATGGCCTTGTTTGTTATGTGGTCTGCCTTCTTTGGAATAATTGCAATCTATTACTTAGGCTGGCTTGGTTATAGCATTCCAGTATCAATCGGTGTTCACCTAGCGTTGGTTGTACCAACTATTATTACTAACGCAGTGTTTGAAATGGCAGAAGAGGATACACACTAATGGAAGATTTAACTTGGACATTATGCCCTCACGGCAAAAGCAAAAACGTTGCACAGTGGGTTGTAGATAACTTCTCTGATAAGACTGCTACTCGTGCTGTCGATGTTTGGGTAAGGGCATCTCAACAAATCTTAGATGCAGAAGAAAATGCGTAACAAGTACTGGCGACTATGGGCTAAATCACTCGGCGAAAAGGTTGGTGCTACCGACAAAGAAGCTGATATGGTAGCAATCATACGAAGTGTAGTAGTCCTAGTCAACTTTGTTACTTGTTTCTTTATTATTGCAGGAGTGATACATCAGTGGTAAAACCTTTTGATTATGTAAATGATATCAACTACGGCAAAAAGAATATCATGGTAGACGATATTGCTGAAAAGAACTACAATGCTTTTATTGTAAATCGTGCCTTATCGTACTTCAATGATACTGTACTTTATGCGAATGAGATGAATATCCACCATTCTCTTGATGCAAAGCTTCAATATGATTTTCTTATAAATATAGTTAGGAAACAGAAACGGTGGTCTAAATGGATCAAACCGAATGAAGTTACTAACCTGGAACTCATCAAAGAATATTATGGCTATAGCAATGAAAAAGCTAAGTCCGTATTATCATTATTAAACGATGAACAAATACAAGAATTGAAGAATAGGATTTACAAAGGTGGAAAACGAAAATAACATTGAAGTGAAAAACTGGACTCCCAATGACATGTTGGAAGTCTCACTTAACGAACCTGATGATTTTCTCAAGATCAGAGAAACGCTAACCCGTATTGGCGTTGCATCCAGAAAAGATCAGAAGTTATTCCAATCATGCCACATCTTACACAAACAAGGAAGATACTTTATTGTTCACTTTAAAGAGCTATTCTTACTTGATGGTAAGCCAAGTAACTTGATTGAGAATGATCTAGAGCGAAGAAACACTATTGCTACTTTACTCTCTGACTGGGGATTGGTAACAATCTTAAACGAAGAAGTTGCTCAAGACTGCGCACCTCTCAGACAGATTAAGGTTATTCCATACAAAGAAAAGTCGCAATGGGATCTTTGTCCAAAATATAATATTGGAAACTCGGAATAAGAACATAATCATTATAAATACTAATAAATGAAACTATTAGGAAAGTAATGTATGGCTAATCCTCCTTATAATTATTTCAATCAATATGTTTATAAAAAATACCTGTTCATGTTTGAAATTCATGGCGATGCAAATGCAGAGCACAATGTTAATGAAATGGGTAACGAATATTATCGTTGGGGGTTTGGAGACCGCACCGGGTGGGTGACTGAGTATAATTTACCGGATGGTTGGGATCAGTCTGATTCATCACATTGGTCTAAAGATTACGATTTATATGAAGGCCATTTGGGTCCAAATGATACTATAACATTCATAATGGCCGAAGAAATGCCTAAGATTTTTAGAAGAGGCTACTTTTCCGGAAGCAGTTACACACCAGCAGTAGTTCATGTTCATAGCATTCAACCAGGATCCTTTGATCCAGACGGCCACGTATTGGTGCAACAACAATCTACAAACTGGCCCTTAACCATAGCTGATACGGCGTACAATCGCGAATCCTTTCTCTCTCACGACCCTAGAATATACACTGACACTGATGGCGATTTTAATCTAGGTCTTAATGAAGGTGGCACCGGCGCGGCCTTAGATGACCAGGGAAGAGACGCCAAATTTGGCACTACTTCGCGCAACTATATATCCGGCCCCAGCTATGCTACCGTTTATACCACTGATGCGATTCCAGTCAAAGGTTTTACCAGTCGTAATTACGATATACCGTACGGCATGTCTCACAAGCAGCCAGGCGCTGGAAGCGGGGAATCTGAGGCATACTTTTCTTTTAAAGCTTCTGTAAGGGTGGGTGGTACTCTTAGCCTTTACGACGACTTTTCCTTAAGAGATTATGAAGAGCGCGGTTTTATAACCTCGGGATTTACCGATTTAACTTCATCTGGCTACGGTCCCGGCGGAACTGGCACTGATGGCGCACTATATAAATTTAAAGTAACGCCGTATCCTAGACTTATATACCATGGGGCTGATATGGTTGATGCTCAATCTTTAGCAATTGTTAGTGATGAATATCGCACTTCATTGGGAACTCCTACGCGCTCCTTACCTGTAGAGTTTGATACATATATTAATCGTCATGCTGCAAAATCTTTTAGTGGTCAGACACAACCAGAGTTAACTACAAACATATCGCTTAATCATCTCCGCGGACAGCCAGTTACTTCAAGGGAAGAAACCGACTTTAGCTATTGGGGAGCTGATAATACTGTGGATGGCGTTGGAACTAATTGGTCTCAACAGGTATGCGGCACTTATTGGCTAGTAGATCCAACTAATAATACTGGCGTTCCTATAGGAAGTAGTCAGTCTGCTGATAATACTGGGCAAACAAGATATCTTGCAGCACATAAAAGTAGCAATACCAACAACGCGGCTATTAGGCATGGGCAAGTATATTCTGAAGGGCGCAATAGTAATGTTCGAACATCGACCGGCGGCTCACCAGGTTCTGATCCAATCGGATCTAAAATTATAATAAAATTTAATGGCTATGGCGTAGATACGGGTTATTCTGTAGATCGCTCATTAGCTCAAACCTTTACCGATGCTAATGGAAATACTTATAAAAAGCTCAGTTTACTTACTAATTCACAGAGAAGCGACCAAACGACTTTATATCAGCTTGCATATTCGGTGCATCGTCAAACGTTTCAGCCAAATATTTCCGTTGGGCCACCGATATCAAGTACTACTGATTTTGGGCTACAGTATTCAACAGGCCTGTCTAGTTATTGGCCGAAAGCTGTATTAACTCAGACACAACCAGATACTACTTACTTTAACTTTTTAACGCGTGGTAAAATTTACTTTAGCGTAGCTGATTATTTAAGACCGTATAGTTCAGTTTCCGCAGGCCAAGGTTTTTCACTTTCTAATTCGCAGTATTTGCAGACTGATGAACAAGCAATCCAGGGGAAAAGAGATGCTTTAAGATCAGTAACATATTATGACGACTCTTCTTCATTAACCTCAGATCAAACAGATGAATATGATACTGGTCTCTTTGAATTTAATCTCAATACACTGCCTAAAGTTAACATAAGAACTAAACGCGGCCGTAGCTTAAATGTTAAATTTTCTTTTCGAACTGCTGTTAGAGCGGCACGTCATAGTGGTAAAGTTAATGTATATGTTAGATATTTTCAGTCCACCGGCACCGCGTTAAGTATAGCTGACTCAGATTTTAACCATTACGGCGATGGTTCGATAACTCTAATACAAAATAGCACATTCAGCACAGGATCTGGATATCAAAAAGTAGCTGAACTATCTGCTAGTACTACTGGTACCACCTTAGAAGAGAGACTTTTATTTGGAACAATGAGATTTGATATAGCAGCGGGTCATATGGGTGGACAAATTTGGGTTAAAGTTGAAGACAGCGAATTTGATGGAACCTCAGATTACGATAGTTTGATTCACCAATTTAAAATAACAATTAATGAATTGGAATTAGAGAGAGATTAAATTGATAGATTATAAAATATATTTAGATGATGTTAGAGCTTTACAATCAGAGAATGTTTTTAGGAATGTAGTTAAAGATGTGACTTGGACAATAGAATTTTTTGACACAGATTATCCAAACGAAGTTTTTATCCAGCATAGAGTTCACACAATCTTAGATACTGATAATATTCAAAAATCAAATTTTAAGTCGCTAGAGTCGTTAAGAACAGCCGATATTGAAAGAATGATTGTAGATAAGATGGGCGGAGTTGATTTCATTAATTCTATAATGGATATGTATACGCATCAATTGCAATATGATAGAATCCGCGTAGAAATGGTTAAAGTCGATATCTCAAAACTTTAGTCACAAAATATCTCTAAACAACTACTAAAACTTGTATAAATAATATCGTGGTGCCGGATGGTCGGGCCACGAGTTTATAACCTTGCTTAACAATAGGAGGAAACATGGTTAGAAATACTTTAAATGTGCCGCGTTCATTATTCGTTGGCTTCGAAGGATTGTTCGATGAGCTAGAGAGAATTCACACTTCTGCTAGAACTGGTAACGATAACTACCCACCCCACAATATCGTAAAGATCGATGACGAAAAGTTTCTCATTGAGCTTGCTGTTGCGGGATTTACTGAAGATGACATCAGCTTAGATGTTAAAGATGGTATTCTGAAAGTAAGGGGTAAGATTGAAGGAGATAAACGCGAATATGCTCACAAGGGTATATCATCCCGCAAATTCGAGAAGAGCTTCCGCCTTTCAGAATTTGTTGTAATAGATGGGGCTGATCTTGAGAACGGAATACTAGTGGTGTATGCCAGAGTTGAACTTCCCGAAGAACGGCGTCCTCGGAAGATCGAAATAGGGTCTGCTGGGGCATCAAAGAAGAAACAATTCCTACAGGAATAGTCAATCAGCGAAAACTCAGTAGATAAGTAATAAACTTTTTTACTGGAGAAAAGCAATGAAACATATTAGCAAGAAAAAAGCGAAGTATGGTGATTTTGTTGAGGCCCTAGAAGGATTTGTAGTTTTGGTATTATCAGGTGGCTTAGTGCTAGGTGTAGCACCATCTATCATATACCTACAGGCTATGAACTTCTAGTCTTAACAATCACAAGCAACAACTCATGCGGGGGTAGGAAACTGCCCCCAACCTTGAAAATAAATGTGTACATTGTGCTCAGACTGTGATATAATATACACATTACTTGGTTATGGATACGCAATACAATATGAAATTTTATACTAGTGTCTCTCGTTATGGCAACAACCTACTTTACCGTGGATATGAAAACGGCTTAAAAGTTCAAAAGAAAATCAAATTTCAACCTACTCTTTTTGTAGCAACTCCTAAAGGCGATTGGAAATCAATCGATGGCATTCCTTGTGCTCCTGTAATGATGGATTCTATGCGAGATGCTAAGGAATGGATTCAAACAAACAAAGATACTGCAGGTAGACAAATCTTTGGTAATGACAAATACATACCTGCATTTATCAATGATGAGTTCCCTGGCGATATTGAATTTAATCGTAATCAGATTAATGTAAGTACAATCGATATCGAGGTTGCATCTGACGAAGGCTTTCCACAGCCGGAAGAAGCTAACTATCCAATTATTTCGATATGCCTAAAGAACAATATTGATAACACATACTACGTCTGGGGTCTTAATGACTACGATGTAGATGCTTCCGTTATGACTACTCATCGTGTGGTTTATCAAAAGTGCGACTCAGAGTTACAACTAATGCATGCGTTTATCGCACATTGGTCGACTCCATCTCACACACCAGATGTTATTACTGGCTGGAACGTACGCTTCTTTGATATTCCATATATCGTCAATCGTTGTCTTAAGCTATTCAGCGAAGATGTGGTAAAGCGATTAAGTCCCTGGGGGTTGGTCGATCAACAAAATATTACTCAGATGGGCCGTACGCAACAAGCATATGATCTCAAAGGCATTGCAACTGCTGATTATCTAGAGCTATTCCAGAAGTATACTTACACCGCTCAAGAATCTTATCGCCTCGATCATATTGCTAATGTAACACTTGGCGAAAAGAAACTATCCTACGAAGAGCATGGTTCACTCCATACTCTCTATCTCCATGATCATCAAAAGTTTATTGACTATAACATCAAAGATGTCGAGTTAGTAGAACGCATGGAAGATAAGCTAGGTTTGATTACGCTTATGATGACAATGGCTTACAAAGGTGGTGTTAACTACTCGGATACTTTCGGCGTTACTGGAATCTGGGAGTCAATCATTTATCGCCATCTGTGGAAAAAGAAGGTTGCTATTCCATTCTATTCTGAAAAGATGAAGTCGTCCTATCCTGGTGGTTACGTTAAAGAACCTCATGTTGGATTGCACGACTACGTAGTATCTTTTGATCTAAACTCACTATATCCATCACTCATTATGCAATACAATATGTCTACAGAAACTATTGCAAGTGGTGAAACAGTCGGCATTGATGTTGATAAGATACTTGA